TTTGTAAATTACATGTTTAAGGAGGATATGATCTCTGATGGAATCGAAAATTGCGTTCAGTACATACATAACTTTAATCCTGAAAAATCCAAGAATCCTTTTGCTTATTTTACACAAATTATACATTATGCATTTCTCCGTAGGATACAAAGGGAGAAAAGGCAATTAGAAATTAAAAATAAGATAATAGAAAAGTCTGGTTATAATGAAGTGTTTAATGATGACAATAAGATTGACGGATCTAATTATTCAGACTATAATTCAATCAAAGATGCTGTTCATTCTAAATTGCGTAATTAATGAAGATTGCAATCATAACTGATCAGCACTTCGGAGCAAGAAAAAATTCAAAACTTTTTCATGATTATTTTCTGAAGTTTTATAATAATATATTCTTTCCTTTCTTAGAGAAAGAAGGAATTACTACGGTTGTTGATATGGGAGATACTTTTGACAATCGTACAGGAATTAATTTCAATGCATTGGCATGGGCAAAAGATAATTATTTTGATAGACTTAAAGAATTAGGATGCACAGTTCATACTATTGTTGGTAATCATACTGCATACTATAAGAATACAAATGATATTAATGCAGTAGATTTGTTATTGAGAGAATATGATAATGTAAAAATATATGCAGAAACTCAAGATGTTAAATTAGGAGATACGAAAGTTCTTTTTGTTCCTTGGATTAATAATGAGAATGAAGAAGAAACATTTAAGAAGATTAAGAAGTCTGATTGTAAAGTAGTAATGGGTCATTTAGAATTAAATGGTTTTAAAGCTACTGCTGGTCATTTTATGGAACATGGTATGGAAACCACTCCATTTGATAGATTTGAGAAAGTATATTCAGGACATTATCATTGCAGATCAGTTCAAGAACCTGTTCATTACTTGGGTAATCCTTATGAGATGTTCTGGGGTGATGTAAATGATACTGAAAGAGGATTTCATGTATGGGATACTGAGACTTTTGAGCATACTCCTGTAAATAATCCATATAGATTACATCATATTGTTTATTATAAGGATACTGATTATCAATTATTTGATGCTAGAGAATTGGAAAATAAAATTGTAAAGGTTATTGTTCGTCAAAAATCAGATATTACTAAGTTTGAAAAATTTATTGATAAGTTATATGGTGCGAATGTAGCAGAACTTAAAGTTGTAGAAAATTTTGCAATTCAAGAATCGGAAGAGTTTGAAGCATTTGAATCTGAAGATACTATTTCTGTATTGAATAGGTATATTGAAGAGGCAGAAATTAAACTCGATAAGTCTAGAGTGCAGAAAGTTTTACAAGAAATATATCAAGAAGCTTGTGAATTGGTTTGATGTATATTCTTACAGTAAATGGAAAAGAAAATGATGGGGCATATTCTGTTCAAGATGATGATGGAGAACATATTCTCTATCTTTTTGAGCAAGAGGATGATGCTCTTCGATATGCTATGATGCTAGAAGATGAGGGGAGTCCTGATATGCATGTTATTGAAGTTGAAGATGAAGTCATGATTAAGACTTGTCAGATGCATGATTATAACTATGCAGTTATTACTCCAAATGACATTGTAATTCCGCCTAATTCAGGACATGATATTATTTGAAAAGGTTCGTTGGAAGAATTTTTTATCTACTGGTAATCAATTCATTGAAGTCAATTTTCAAACTGATGGAGAATCTAGGTTTGCCAAAAATTCTACTACATTAATAGTAGGAACAAATGGTGCTGGTAAGAGTACTATATTAGATGCTCTTACTTTTAGTTTGTTTAATAAACCCTTTCGTAAGATTAGTAAGGGTCAGTTAGTTAATACAGTTAATGAAAAAGACTGTAGAGTTGAGGTAGAGTTTTCTATAGGACCTACTAGTTGGAAAGTTGCTAGGGGTATTAAACCAAATACATTTGAGATATGGAGGGATGGAAATTTATTAGATCAATCTGCTTCTGCTAATGATCAACAGAAGTGGTTGGAACTTAATGTTCTTAAGATGAATTATAAGTCATTTACTCAGATTGTTATTTTGGGTAGTAGTGCTTTTGTTCCATTTATGCAATTAACTGCATCTAATCGTAGAGAGGTGATTGAAGATCTTTTGGATATTAAAATATTCTCTTCAATGAATGGTTTGATAAAAGATAAAATTAGATTAGTTAGAGAAGAAATTAAAACATATCAATTAAAGAAAGAGTCTTTGACTGATAAAGTAGAGATGCAAGAAAACTTTATTAATGAATTAGAAGAGCAGGGAAAAGTAAGAATAAATGATGATTATGGTAAGATCAAAACATTAAATATCGAAGTTGATACACACATAGAAAGTAACGAATTGATACAAGGTGATGTTGACGAGTTACTTAAAGAACAAGAAAAAGTAACTGGTGCTACAGAAAAATTAAGGGAGTTGGGAACTCTGAAAGGTAAGATTTCTAATAAGGTAACAACCATTACCAAGGAGCATAAGTTCTTTACAAACAATACTGTTTGCCCTACATGCACTCAATCAATTGAGGAGGAGTTTAGAATAAATAAAATTGCCGATGCTCAAACTAAAGCTAAGGAGTTGCAATCTGGTTATAAAGAACTAGAAGAAGCAATTAAAAAGGAAGAAGAGCGAGAGCATCACTTTACCACACTATCCAAGGAGATTACTACCCTAACGCATGGCATTTCTAAAAACAATACTAAGATCGCTGGATATCAACGACAGCAACAAGATCTGGAATCGGAAATTCAAACAATTACCGAACAACTTGCAAATAGAAATACTGAGCATGAGAAGTTAACAACCTTTAAGGAAAAAGTATCAACAACATACGACGAATTATCTTCTAGGAAGGATACCATACGTTATTACGATTTTAACTATGGTTTACTTAGAGACGGTGGAGTTAAGTCAAAGATCATTAAGAAGTATTTGCCTTTAATTAATCAACAGGTAAATAGATATCTTCAAATGATGGACTTCTATATTAATTTTACTCTTGATGAAGAGTTTAATGAAACCGTTCAGTCTCCTATCCATGAGGATTTTTCTTATGCTTCTTTTTCAGAAGGTGAGAAAATGAGAATAGATCTAGCACTCTTGTTTACTTGGAGAGAAGTTGCTAGAATGAAGAATTCAGTTAATACAAATCTTCTTATAATGGATGAGGTCTTTGATAGTTCATTGGATGGTCTTGGTACAGAAGAGTTTCTTAAAATAATTAAGTATGTTATTAAAGATGCAAATGTTTTTGTTATATCCCATAAGAGTGGTATGGACGAAAGGTTTGAGAATGTGATAAGATATGAAAAGATAAAAGGTTTTAGTAGGGTGGCGTCATGAATGAAAGAGAAAAGGAAGAATTTAGGGATTTGAAAAATAGAGTAAATAGATTGCAGCATGATTTTGATAAATTGAAGAATGCTATATTATTCCTTCCAGAAATAGGGGATAAGGTACAAAAAGGTATTTGGTCATGAAATTAGAATTTTATGAAGGTAAGAAAGTATTAATCACAGGACATAAGGGTTTTATAGGAAACCACTTATGGGGTTTTATTCAAGAATCTAATGGATATGGTGAATGGCAAAATGACAGGGTAGATCTTTATGGTATGGATTTTCCTGATGATATAGGATTCTTTAAACCCCCTAAAGAGAAGTATGATTGCGTCATTCATCTTGCTGCCTTTGCTGCTCTTAGGGAGAGTTTTGAAGACCCTGATAGATTCTGGGAAAATAATGTAGAGAAGTCTAAACCTATCTTTGATTATTGTGGAGAGAATGATATAAGACTATTGTATGCTAGTTCTGCTGGTGCTCATGGTTGGTGGCAGAATCCTTATGCTATCACTAAGAAGGTGAACGAGATACAAGCACCACCTAATAGTGTGGGTATGAGATTCTTTAATGTATGGGCAGAGGAGAATAGCAGACCTGATATGCTATACAGGATGCTTCAGGAGAATACTGCTAAGTATATCACAAGACATAAGAGAGACTATGTTCATGTGCATGATATATGCACAGCAATTCTCACTTTGATTCCTAGTCACTTTAAAGGACATCTGGACATTGGGTATGGGGAAGCAATTCCTGTGATGGATATAGCAAAGGCAATGGGTAGGGATCTACCTATCAAGGAGGACACTCCAGGAGAACCAGACAGTTTGTGTGCTGACATAAGGCAGTTGACTGAGTTGGGATGGTATCCTACAATAAATATTGAGGATACTTTTAAGGATAATGACAGTCCCTAATTGGCAGCATCATTCCAAGAAGGAAAAGAAGCGAACACTTAAACCCCAAGCACTACGCCAAGCAAAGGAAAGGCGTGGACAGTTGATAAAGCGTCTACTCACCTCCCCAAAAGGGAGGTTTTTTAGTATGATAGGTATATCAAAAGAAAAGTTACATGGCAGTTCAACAAGAAATTAAATCACAACTAGCTAAACTGCTTGCTACTGAGGACATTGTAGTAGAGCATAGGAGTTGTGAGACTGCACAGTTTAATGTCCACACTCGTGTATTGACCCTTCCACTCTGGGAGAAAGCAAGCAATGAAGTATATGATATGCTAGTGGGTCATGAGGTAGGACATGCTCTTTACACACCAGATGAGTGGGATTGGCAGGATGAGATCCCCCATCAATTTATGAATGTGGTTGAGGATGCAAGAATTGAGAAGTTGATTAAGCGTAAGTATATGGGTCTTGCAAAAACCTTCTATAGAGCATATAATGAATT